GGCTGTTCCGGTTCCTGGTTCCAGACAATTTCGATCAGTGCAACCAGCGCCAACAAAAAGAACAGGTATACGGTAGTCACGATCAGTTGCTTTTTCATAGGCTCGCTGCCACCAGAATAGCCAGCACCAGCGCCGCTCCGGCAACCACCGCCAGTTGTACCCGCTGGGCCACCGCCTGCGCCTGCTGTACCCGGCGGCGGTAGGCCCGGTAGCTGTACGCCTTTGCGCGCCTGTCGCGCTCGGTTTGTGCTCCCATAATTTTCACTCTCTTTCATTAGTTGAAAAGCTCTGTCTTGAAATCGCTCATTTCGCTTTGAATGGTGCTCGCCACCGCCGTCCGTATCATGTGTACGATGGTTTCGTAGTCAAAGCACGGTACGCCCTCCCGCTTGTACTTAACCAGCCCGCCGGGGCTGATCTTGTATGTAAGCGCCTTGTCCTTGACCGCAATCCCGAAGGTTGCCCGGCCCTCTCTGAGCGCCAGCCTTACCGTCTGTTCCGGCCAGTCTAAATACCGGGCCGCAACGTCCACTGGAACATTGTCATACGCTAGTATCTCAGCGTCCGTTGGGATCGGCGGCCGCGCTCTGGTTCTTGGCCTCATCGTTTTCGCCTCCCTTCTCCCCGTGGAGCCGCTCATGCTCGTCCCAGGTCATCCCATAGTAAGCCCGGCATAGGTCGTCCATGACGCGGCGTGCATTGGTGAAGCGGTTCTCAATCTCCCGCTTCGTGCTGCTCTCGTTGAGCTGTCCATCTTTGGTCATAAAAAATCCTCCAATCTTGCCAGAGGCCGGAGGATGTGATATACTGTCTCCGATACCTCGTAGCTTCGGTACGTGGTGTCATGCCCTGGTCGGTGGTGGTGCACTGGCCGGGGCGCTTTTTGTTGTGCTCCATTAAATTTATGAAACAAGGAAATGCATTGCTATCCAAAAAATCGTTATTGCGGAAAGCACAGAAACCGTTGTCGCATTTATTTCCTCATCAAAGAGCCAGTAAATAAATATGTACCCAATTTCAAAACCAGCAAAAGCTAAAGCTATCCATTGGAACATCCACGGCCCCCACTTTCGTAATTGAGGTATTTGTTTCCAAAGATATCTATCGCATAGTTCTTAGCAATTTCATCTTGATTCTGCTGGCCTTGTAGTGTAAGTACGAGGTCAGCAATTTCTTTAGAATCAGCCTCAATGATGATCTTCACCCCACTTACCTCCTTCCCCGCCCCGTCAGGGGCGGGCTTCTTTTTCTCCATTGGTGTGCTCCTTGGCCTTCTCCGCCATAGCTGCTACGCCTTCTGCATACCCGATCAAATACTCTTTCTTTCCGTCGGGAAGAAGTTCACAAGCACGCGTCAGGCTTTCGGCAATATTGCGCTCTTTTTCGCTCATATTGTCACCCCTCTCATTCGTTTTCTGGATACATTCTACACCTATTTTTTCGTATTGTCAATACATTTTTTGAAATTATATTACTTTGTTTGTATTGACAATACAGAAAATGAATAGTATAATATCTAATGTAGCAAGGGGGTGATCATGTGAATGAACGAATTAAAGCTGTGCGTTTGGCACTGGGGATTTCGCAAGAAGAATTTGGTAAAAGGCTCGGAGTTACGCGGGGAGCAATTACGAATATAGAACTTAACAAGGTGGAGCCAAAGCCACTGTTTGTGGATCTTATTTGCCGAGAGTTCAACGTAAATGAGGACTGGTTAAAGAACGGGGCGGAACCAATGTTTTTGCAGAGGAGTCGGAACGAGGAGCTTTCCGCATTTTTCGGCGACCTGCTCAATGGTGAGCCAGACTTTAAGCACCGTCTAATTTCGGTTATGTCAAGATTATCCGTTGACCAATGGCAAATGTTGGCCGATATGGCGAATATGCTTGTAGAAGAAATGCAAAAAGAAAAGCCGTCCCCCGAATAAGGGGACGGCATGGTATCGGTGCTATTTAGAAATGTGCAGGACAAACTGGTAAACATTTTTTAATTTTTCCTCGTCCATTGCGGATATAAGCCTTTCGATCGACTCTAGCAATTTTTCTTTCGGCGTCATTCTGCACCATCCTCCCAGTTTTTGCCACTCCCAATCAGAACTATGTAATTTTTCTAATTTTGGCACATTTTGTAGCCTCTGTTTGCACTATACGCCCTGTTTACCTTATATTCTGTCAGGTTTTGTCGATGCTGGAAAATTTGTTTCTGTTGACTATTATTATAGAACATTAGTTCCATTTTTCAAGATGGGAATATCACCAAAAAAGAAGTGTAAATTTTCTGTGCGCGTTTGATCGCTTCCGATATAATGCACGGATTATCGGACTTTTGCATGAGCGTAAAAGAACCGCCAGAGTGCGGTAAAATAGAGAGGAGAATGGGATATGGAAAATGAAGCTATCAACGGGACTAACCCAGAAGTCGGCCAGACCACTCCACCCGAATCGCCCAAAAAGTTTTGTAAATATTGTGGCGAGCGCATCGACATTGACTGTGTTGTTTGCCCTAAGTGCGGAAAACAAATCGAGGCGCTCAGGCAAGACCCGTCTCAGGTAATTATCAATAACAATGGAAGCGATTACCCCTATAAAAGTAAAACCGTCGCTCTGCTCTTGCCTATTTTCGTTGGCGGTCTTGGGATACACCGTTTTTATGTCGGGAAACTCGGAACCGGAATTATCTGGTTGTTGACTGCTGGTTGTCTTGGAGTCGGCTGGATTATCGACATCATTATGATCGCCGTAGGCAGTTTCCGGGACAAGGCGGGCATGCCGTTGCAGTAAATAGAAAGGGTAGATATAGTATGCTGGATGAAAAAGATTTGCAGGCAATCGCACAGTTGATGGAGAAGCAGAAACAAGACATCATGTCTGAAACGAAGGGCTTGTTGGAACAGCAGAAACAGGACATCATGCACGATGTAAAGGTTTTATTGGACACGGAGGTCACAACCCGATTTAACCTTTTGGCCGAGGGACAGCAGGTCATTATGGACGCCATCACGCCAAAAAGTGAAATCGAGGAACTGCGAAACGAAGTATCCGTGCTTAAGCTGGCGATCCGCACCATGAATCAGGAAATCGCCGAACTGAAAAAAGCGCAATAAAAATACCGCCCCCGGTGCTGGAACACCAGGAGCGGCTCACATAGGGGTGATAAGGTTTGGCCGCCATTATCACCCCTTTATTTTACCAGAATAGGGGGAAAAGTCAATGAGAAGAGCGAATGGAACTGGAAGTATTGTAAATCTTGGGCCAAACCGCAGAAACCGATACGCCGTCAGGGTGTCGTATTTGGAGCGGCCCGGACTGTGGAAGCAAAAGTATCTATCCTACCACAGAACTGCCAAAGAAGCACAGGAGGCCCTTGACAAATATTTGGCATCTAATATCCCGGCAAAGTCACTCGCCGTTACCTGGGGAGACGTATACAATCAGTGGTCTGCCAAAAAGTATGCAAAGGCAGGAACTGCCTCTATCGCCAGCTATAAGGCTTCTTGGGCGCGCCTCTGTGTGCTAGAAAAAAAGGATATGTGCAAGGTTACGATTGACGACCTACAATCTATTATTGACCAAGACGAGGCAAACGGATTATCGAAATCTAGTATTAGCAATGACAAAATGCTTATGAAAGCACTTTTTAAGCACGCAACAGAGCGCGATATCGTGTATAAAGACTATTCCGCTTTTGTGGAACTTCCAGGAGTTGAAGCAAAGCACGAAAAGGGTGCTTTTGATGATATCACAATGCGTAAATTGGAGAACCTAGCGTCCTCTGGATTCCCTTGGGCTGATACCGTACTAATGCTATGTTATACTGGATTCCGGGTGTCCGAGTTTTTGGGGCTTACCAGATTCTCGTATCATTCGGAGGCGAATTATTTGCAAGGAGGTCTAAAAACCCAGGCCGGGAAAAATCGCATTGTCCCGGTGCATCCTAAAATCATGCCATATCTCGCCAAGTGGCTATCCAGGGACGGTAAAACTATTATCTGTGATGATGACGGGAATGCAATACCCGCATACAAATACCGACCGCTATTCTCTAAGGTTATGGAAGAATTAGGAGTGCCTGCTGCTACCCCTCATTGGTGCAGACATACCGCCGCGTCTCGGATGAGGATGGCCGGGGTGGACGAAGTCGCTATAAAGCGTATCTTAGGGCATTCCGATGGAGATGTTACCGAGCACTATACGCACGTAGATGTTTCGTTTTTGGCTAAAGAGATCCAGA